GAGCCGCAATCCTTCTACTTACCGGGCCATACTCGGTAGGAAAGTGCTTTTCAACTAAGTTCGTTCCCTGCGTTCTGTTAACTGGGTCGGTCGAGTTTGTCAGCGTGGTAAATGTGGGCGAATCCGTCACCGGATCTTCGTCGGTCAATACCCCTACTGTGCTGATAGCGTGTTTGTCTCGTTCAATGACCAAAGTCTCTACCGCCGCGTCTGCGTTGGGATCTGCGTCCGGCAATACCGCAAAAGCGTTTGTAGTCACTGAAGCGGTAAAGGCTGAACCTTCATCAAGGTAACTGGAACGATTCAATGTCAAGATTCTGCCGTTCTTTGCCAAGAACAGCTTTTGAGAACCCGCCGCAACCTCTCCTGCATGAAGGGCTGTAACCGTCGATATATCCCAAGGGGGCATCCACTGATTTTGGTCTAGATCGTGAACGTACAGTTTGTCGTTCCCACCATCCATCAGAACGAGGAACTGAGAAACTCCATCATCGTAGAAAGACATCTGCGCTAAATCGTGGTTTATGTCCTGTATGTCCGGTCTTATAGGAACCGAAACCTCTTCCATCGAGTACCCGTCAGACACACGGACGATGTTCTTCGCATCCAACCAAGCGACAACCTTCCCGTTAGAGGTAATCGTGGCGTGGTTATGAGTTCCTGCATTAGCAAAGGCCGTCTCTCTGTGGAAGGTGTCTAAAGAATCACCAGTGATTCGGTAGATGTTGTTGGCGGTAAACACCAAAAGAGCGTTCTCTGTCGCGCCTAGTCCGGTAGTCTCAGCCCCAAAGGGGAAGAAGTTGAACTCTGGAAACGCTTCTTCAGGCACGCCGAGGTTGATCTCTTCAAACCCTGAAAAACTCACCCTAGAGGAAGATGTAGTCCAAATCCTTCCGGCATACCACGTACACGCCTTGCTCGGGGTTGGGCGGTTGTTGAACCCTGCCAACGGGGCTAATGTAGAGGTTAATGCAGTATCCGCAGAAGAATCGTCCAACCCTGATGATACCCACGTCGAGTAATCTACCGGACTAGAGGGATGCTCGAAATAGATCGACCCACCATCTGTCGTTCTAAAGACCCTGACCTGATCGACTTGACCATCCGTCGTAGTGTTTCCACTTACGTTGACATCCTGAGAAGACGGGACAATCCGCGTAGAGAGGAAGGAAGACGGGGAGCCAACATGTCCTGTACTAGAATTAGAGAAGCAAATAACATACAGATAGCCAATCGTCGCAGTCAAAGAACCGGAGGTAATCAAGGAACTGGTAATCGTTGAGGCTGGTGTCCCAATACCCCAATTCGTCACAGAAGACCCATCATACTTCTGCATATTCACGCCATTCCCAAAGAACGCGAAGTTGTTGGAAAGCGTGAAATCGAATGGTATGGCTTTCGATGACGTGTAAATACTGGAGAATGTCGCGTCGGTCCCTACCTGCTGCTTGTAAACGACACTATTCCCCGTAGTGGTCGAGGAGGTGACAGTACACAGCATCACATACCAGTCGGATGCCCACCGTCTCCAGGTGAAATACCTCTTAGTCTCGTTTAGCCTGTCAGCATTATAGGCAGGAAACCCCGGCCTTCTCTCTGCGTAGTTGGCAATCGAGGTCATAACATTCGAGCCGGTACGAAAGTAAATACCGTCTGTTACAACGCTGATATTAGAGATGTATGGGAGAGCCGTATTAGATATGTAGCGATGCTGGACGGCCATCTAACGCCACCCAAATAAGTCGTTACCTGTTGCTCTAGCTGTACCCATAGTGTCAGAGGGGAATCTTACCGGTTCGGGGATGGTGTCTTCGGCTTTAGCCATATCATCCAATAGGGACATAAAGACCGCATATTGCCCCGTGAAGGACTTTAGCCCTCTAGGGTCGAAAGCTACGCCACCCGCTCTATTGTCGCCTCTCAGTACCATATAAGCCCATTTCAACCCCTCCTGCGCTACGTCTACATAGTCATCAGGAAAGACGATGGTGGAACTGGTCGCTGTGATCTTCGTAGGGACAGTTTGATACTCCCCGTCGATCTGCATGGTGGTACTTCCGGTAATAGAGGCGGCTCTATCCAACCGAATGCTTGTGGTCTTGATGACAGACATGGCCCGAACGTCGTAAAGCCCACCCTGGACATTCAGTTGAGGGGGTAAGAACTCAAGTATGTCTACGTCGTTGGAAGCGTCGGGGGTAACGTCGGTCTGCGTTAGCCGAAGTCTGAAAGGCCGGTAGAAGTCACTATCTGCAATAGCGTAGTCTTGTGCGCCGTCTGACAGAGAAATAGCGGTTAAATCCGCGAGAGTCCAGTGGAAGAAGAACCTCTTCCACATGGTTCGGTTGATCCTATCGATAGCGAGTACGTTTATATCCCCTGTGGGAATATCCCTGACATAGGGTTTGACGAACGTGAGGATGTTGTCCCAAGTGTAAGTACTCGCCATAGATCATTACTCTTCGGGGCCGGGTTCTCTCGGGGGAAATTCGTACTGGCACACCACACACATGGCGCGGAAGACACGATGCTTTCCATGCCCGTGAACCTGCCCAAATACAGCGGACTTCTCACTGCGTCCGTTATCCATCTTGTGTCCCATTGCTGCACACTGAGCCTGAACCGCATCTGTCTGGGCCTTGGCCTCCATAATGGCCTGTTGCTCATGCTTGCGATTTTCCAAGTCTCGGGCCTTTTGCAAGGCTCGCTCTTGTTCTGTGGCAGCATCGGGCTTTCTTAACTCTCCGCCAAGAACCTTCATGGCTTCTTTGAGGTCTTCTACGTTGAAACCACCGGCCATAGCCTGTTTCTGCATAGCCTTTTTGGCTGTCGGCTTCAACTTCCCCTTCTTCGCCCCAGACTTATACCTGGGAGTGTCGAGTACGGGTTCTTCTGGTTTACCCAGAGTGGGTGCTTCCAATGAGTTAACGGTAGTGGCACTTGCCTCCACAACACCTCCTAATGAACTGCCTGTTGCCATTTATGGCTAGAGCGACCTGAGGGAATGTCGAACTCCTTCACGGCAGCGTCTAAGTTAATGACTTGCCCCATCACTAACCGCAGAAGGCAGGATCTCCAACCAGGAACATGCTGGTCTAAATCCGGTACGTTCTGCCAATGTAATGGAACGTCTGGGTCGGGGATGCGTTTGTCCACCATGATTCTCAAGTCGAACTCTGAGATTTTGTTATGAAGGAACGAACACACCATCCTCTTACCCACCCTCGTTAATGTCAGAGGGTCTATTGTCTGGTCGTTCAGGTACAAGCCACCTTGGTCGGGGTGTCTCTTACTTCGCTCATAGAATAGGTCGGGGTTTAACTTCCGAACTTTCCTCACGAACTCTGAACGCAAATACGGACGCCCTTCCTGGTTTTCCTTGGAAGTAACGTCTGCATCGCCATCCTTGGCTGCAAACTGTTGGCGTTTAGTGATCTCGTCTTTAATCTGCTGCGTCTGTACAGCACGAGTCTTCTCTTGAAGATCTCCCACCCGCTTGTTAGCGGGTGAGAGGATTTCCTTCTTCGCCATTAACCGGCACTCGCAACTGCGAACACGGAAAACGTGACTGAGTTGGAAGAGTTCATCTCCCATCTCACCCGAACATCTCTCGTGTAGGGGAAGCCGACGATTTCTCGTGCAGTTCCCACATTCACAGTTCTTGCCGGTACGTTGTTCTCCATCGCAACTTCCAGCCCTGAAGCCAGATATCCGTTATGGAAAAGCAATGTCCGGTTGGCTGTACTTGCCGTTATCTGTCCGAAGGATGCAATGGGAAGCCACGTCGTTCCGTTGTCGGGACTCGTATCCACCCACGCCTTGAACAGTGCCGTACCGCCGGTAAATGCCGTCACATTCAGCGAAACGCTCAACGTATCAGACCGAGGAAAGCTCGCAGTAGTGTCCTTGAAACTTCCAGAGTTCGATGAAGTCGTCCGCGCAGAAGAGGAGACTAAGGTAATAGGGACATCGGGTCTGCTGTCGGTATACATAGCCCCCCCTTAAAGCACGATCTGGAAGCCGTCCAGATGTGCGGTGTTATCAGCATCTCCAACAGAGAACGTACCAGCGATGACAAACCCTAAAGTTCCGTCTCCCGTTACATCTACACTGGTGATTTCGTTGTCGATGGATGCCGAGGTATCCGGCCCGCCGTTGTTCACGATGGAAGTGCCGTAACCCTGGATCTTGTCAGCCACAGCGTCTACCCCAATCATTACCTCGATGTACCAGAGGCCATCTTCAGAGTTGACGGCTCGGGCTGTCGAGGCCTCAATGGTCGTGTTGGACCCTGCGGTAACTGACGTTCCATACTGGAGAGTCGCCGTGTAGTTGGTGGTCGTTCCGCCTGTTACGCGGCCCCAAGCCCGAACCTTGAACCACGAACTCCTCCCAGTCGTCCCACTTCCTGAAGCCAACTGCGATGCAGTCAGAAGAGGAAGAACGATTGGAGTCGTTCCGTCAGTGGAGAAAACGATTGCGCTTGTGCCGGTTCCGCCCTGATTCAGTTCTTGGGGCTTGCCAGCAATCGGTGTCGAAATAGCAGATGCGTTTGACATGCTAACCCCCCTATATGATGGATGAATCGGACAAGATGATCTTGTACCGGTAAGTGGTTGAATCCAAAGTCTTCACCAAGTAGGCAAACCAGTAAGAGACTGCCGCGCCGATAGTTCCGGTCGGGTCAGCAATCTGCGGCTTACCGTCGATGATGTTGATTTTGAACTGTTCTTTCGTCGGGTCCATGACCTTGCTCGGTCCCAACCCTGCCAAGTCAACTGCGCCAACAGCACCCTTGCCGATAACGTAGGTGTAATACTTGACCTGCGGAACCGAGCCGGTCGTGCCGACGTTTGTGGACCTGAGCAAGCGAGTCGATTCAATCGAACCGGCCTCACCGTTCAAGAGTCCGCCAGGATTCGCGTACCTCATGGCGTCGATGAACCCACCCGCGTCGTTGTCTGATTTTAAATCAAACAAAGCGTAAGGGTGAATGATCCCGACATAACTTCCGTCGTCGGTCTTGGGGCGGACGTTAGAAGCCTGAAGCGTGGTGACGGCGCGGCGGAAGTCCACCGATCCAAGAGTTGCTCCCAAAGTTGCAACCTGCACACTCGCCGCGTTGGTATCAAACTCGTTCCGCGTAATGGTGTCCACCGTAAGACCAGCCCTGTAGCCCAACTGTTCAGCAGCATTCGCCTTGATATTGTCAATGGCGGTAGCTGAGAGCATTTTGGAAAGGGTGATGAAATCGGCGTATTCCGCTACTGTTCCAGAAATCGTGGTAGAAGTCAGGGGAAGACCTGTTCCTACAACGCCTTCGGCTGCGGGTGTCGTGTTCGCTCCAAACAAAAGATAGCGGAACCACTGGACCGTCTTACCCACACGCTGCGGGATGTCGTCCGGTTCCGTTCCCTCAAGGAACATGAACATCTGTTTGAGCTGATCCAGCGCACGAGTTTTGTAATATACGGTAGCCAAATGGGCTATTGTTGCCGTATTTGTCGTGTTCGATGCTGGTGTATAAGCCATTTTGTTCTCCGCGATCTAACGCAAAAGAAGATTGGCCCAGTCTGTAGTTTACCGACTGAGTGATTTCGCTCTGAAAGGTCGTCTCTTGAGCGGCTAAAAATATTCTCGTCGGCTTCGGGGGCGGTCCGCCAGATTCCAACTATTTGTGTAGATGAAATCTAAGCCTAAGATGTGAATAACATGGGAAGAAAGCGAGAGCAACGCCTTTACTAAAGGTTAGTTCGGGCGTTCCACAGCTTCACAATCACAGCTTCCTGCTGTTCTGGTGGAAGATTGGAAAAGGCGTCTACTATCATTTCTGGGAGTTCTTCGGGAATCTCTTCCATCTCTTCAGAATCTTCTAGTAGCGCCTTTTCCATTTCTTTCTGTCCCTTCAACAACGTCACAACGATGCCGGG